GTACCGTACCAGCACTCGTCAGGAGTACAGCCATACAGGGAAGAATACAGTTGCTAACACGACTTGATAAGATACTTGGGCACGAAGCACCTACTACAAGCATCAGCGTGGAGGGGAAGACGCTTCTGGATGTTGCTCAGCAGTTCTACGGTCCCGGTGGTCAAGGAGAAGGGGTGTCTCCGATGGACACTGCGGCTGTATACGAAGGGGAGATAGTTGACGCGGAGGTTGTGAATGACAACGACGAAGACTAAAAACTCTTCCGTAGAACGAGCAATGAGGACATGGCAGGCAAGACCTGACCTGTTTTGTGCCCAAGCATTAGGTTGGGAACCGTGGAGCAAACAGAAGGAAATACTAGAGTCGTTGCGTGATAACAGAGAGACTTATGTAAAGTCCTGTAACGCTGCCGGTAAGTCATGGTTGGCTGCTGGTATCGTACTGTACTGGCTGTTCACGCGACGTGGTAAGGTTGTCACCACGGCACCAACGTGGAGGCAGGTACGAGAAGTCCTGTGGGCGAACATAGGGGCCATGTGTGAGCGCAGTCCTATGCTTGGCATCAAGGCACTACAGACTAGGATAAACTTGGGGCCAGACTGGTACGCTGTTGGATTATCCACCAAGGTACCTGATAAGTTTCAGGGATATCACGGTAACGTACTGGTCGTAGTGGATGAGGCTAGTGGTGTTAATGACCCTGCTATATGGGCTGCTATCACTGGTAACCTTACATCCGCTAAGAATGACCGCTTGCTTGCAATTGGTAACCCTTTGGACCCTGATAGCGTGTTCGCTCAGAAGTTCAAGATACCACAGAGGAAGGGTTGGAATAACCACATCACCATATCAGCCTTTGATGTACCTAATGTACAGCTTGGTAAAGAAGTGATACCACACTTGGTGTCAAAGGAGTGGGTAGAGCAGAGGGAATACGAGTGGGGCGTTGACAGCCCATTGTATCAGGCTCGTGTCCTTGGTGAGTTTCCGAAGGTTGGTAAGGCGGCATTGTTCCCGCTGCACTGGTTGGAACGTGCGTTCGCTTATAACACCAATGGTTTCAGTGAGCCTGTGATTGATAACGGTGTCCCGACTGGTGAGTATGAATGGGTACCAGGGAATCCTGATGTCTCACAAGGACTCAGAGTATTGTCCTTGGATGTCAGTGGTAGCGGTATGGATAACAATGCCATGTGCTACCTTACTGGTCGCAAGATAGGAGAGCTTGTCGGTTGGCCTGGGGTTGACTCTTCGGATATACTTGGGGATGACGGTGGGCTGCACCACAAGCCGACCTACTTTGATTACGTGCGTAGGCTTCGTCCTGACATGGGTGTTATTGATGCCCTTGGTCTTGGTGATGCCATATATGGATATGCCAAGAAGTACATCAAGGCACACAAGGATGAGTTACGTGGATTCAGAGTAAGACCATTCAAGGCTAGTGCCACTGCTGTGAGGGATGGTAAGTATGAGAACTTCAAGGCAGAGGCTTACTTTCTCACCAGGAGTTTGTTGCAAGAGAATGCATTAGATTGGTCTAACGTTACACCGCAGATGCAGGAGACACTTTTAAAGCAGGCTAATGCTATCAAGTATCAGACCAGCAAGCGCGGTCTCATTATGATTGAGAGTAAAGACCAGATGCGTGCCAGGGTAGAGTTTTCACCAGACGAATTGGAAGCGGTGATTATGGCTATTGCTGGTGGCAAGAAGATTGACAGGAACAGACCAACCGTGGCCTCTTTTGATTATGGTACTAACTATGATAGGGAAGAAGAGAGCGGTATGGTCAAGACGTTCGACTATGACCTGACTACGTATTCAAGGTAGGGGTAAATGGCTACAGCGATTGAGAAAGCACCTAATACAAGAAAATACGAAGTCGGTACATCATTTGACTATAATCGTCTGTATCACAGTTATGACAAGACGGTTATGGAGATTGAGGCTGGCCCGACCGTCCGTGAGCTATGGAAGATGCTCAAGAATGACCCACAGGCTAGACAGCTTGTGACGGCACTGAAGCTACCGATAAGACGCAGTAAGTGGGATATCATACCTTCAGAGGGTGACACTGGTGAGAAAGACTTTGTTGAATGGGCACTTCACGCCTCTGCACGCCAAGGTGGTATGACCACACCGATGAGACAGGTGGTCTCTCGTATGGCTAACGCAATCCTGTTCAGGTTTGCTGCATTTGAGAAGGTGTGGAAGATTGTAGACGAGGGTGAGTACAAGGGGAAGGTCGCCTTGCATAAGCTTGGGTATCGTCCGCAGTCTACGGTGAAGCTCAGGACTGATGTGAACGGTACATTTAATGGATTTACTCAGACGGCATATAAGGGAAACCGTTACAAGGAAGTAACGTTTGACCCTAAGCGTGCCCTGGTGTACGTCCATGGTGAGGATGAGATGCCCATTGTGGGTATGACACCATTTGATGTGGTGTACAAGATTCACAAAGAGAAGATGAAGATTAGCTTCTTCTACTATGCTTTCCTTGAGAACGTTGCTTTCCCGAGGACCATGGCCCGTGTCCTTGGTGATGACCCTGATGCATTGCAGCACTTGTTGCAGAAGGTTGCACAGCTATCGCACCAGGGGATTATAGGGCTGTACGAGGATGAGGTTGTTGAACCTTACGAGTCCGCACGTACGACCAGAGATTACCAGACTGCACTGGAGTATCTAGATTGGCAAATGGCAAAGGCATGCTTGGCGCAGTTCTTGGACCTTGGTACCAGTGGTGAGCGTGGTTCCTTCGCGCTATCCAGGGACAAGAGTCTATTCTTCTATCAGAGCTTGGAAGCCGTGTTGGAAGACATTGCTGACAACATCAACTCATATCTGATACCAGACCTAGTACAGTACAACTTCGGAAAGAATGCAGCATTCCCGAGGTTCAAGTTCAGACCGCTGACGGATGAGAAAGCCGACAGCATCATGGAGATATACAAGAACATTCTTATCGCACCAAGTCCCAACGTTACTCCCCCATTCCTATTGTCACTCATGCAGCGTGTAGAGCAGATACTTGACCTTGAGGTTGACCCGATGGCAGAGTACAGCGAAGAAGACTTGGCACTAATCATGAGCACGATACCGACTGCAAGAGACCACTTGCTTAGTAAGGAGAATCGTGCTGGTAGTGGACAGAACCCGATTACTGGTGAGGATAGAAACGAGAACAACAACACTCCACAAGAGCAGGAACCTGGGAAGAAGCAGCAGAGTAAGCTTGATGACAGTATAGATATACTCAGGAACAGGGCACCTGCTGCACCAACAACGGGTGGTCGCAAGAGGAGAAAGAAGGATGAGCCTAAGTAATTATGGTTGACGATACAATCCTCATGGCTCTGATACGGGATTACAACGGTAATCTTAGAGCCGTGGCGAATATCTTAGGCGTTGAACATCCTACGTTGAGAGCGGTGGTTAGGAGACTGCACCCTACTGTAAATACGGAGGCTCAAAGATTAGCACAGTCAGCGCACAAACGGACGATAAGTAGGATGAGGTTGAAGAAGTTTCTACGTCGTGATTTGTGTTCGTACTGTGGAATTCACCCGGCGGAGACAGAGCAAGGACAGATGACAATAGACCACGTTGTACCTCGCTCTCAAGGCGGCGAAAATAACATGACCAACATGACCGGCTCTTGCCAAGACTGTAATGGTCGCAAGGGGAGCAAAAGTCTGTTGGCATTTCTCTTGGAAAGAAGAGAGGAGGTACTAGCGTGACGATATACTTGGATGTTATAGAGTTGGCGGGTGGCGTACCAGCGTTACACCCTGAGCGTAAAGGGAAACTTAATCTAAGTCCACTCAAGAACTGGGTTGAGAAGAATGGTGGATTGCCAACGTACATCAATAGCGTGGCAACCGCTCTCTTGAGAGAGCATCCTGAGTGGGGAATATCCCGCATCATTGCTACGGCTGTTAACTGGGCCAAGAAGGTATGTGTTAGTGGCATGGCCTTTGGTGGTAAGGTCAAAGTTAGCAAGGCAGTCCAGGCTGCTGCATGTAAGGCTGTGGCTGAATGGAAGGCAAAAAAGGCCAAGGCTAGTGATGATACGATTGATGATGCAATTCTAGAGTTGGCTAAGGAAGATACCCTGAGTCTTGAGTACTTGAACGCTGGTCTTCGTAAAGACTATCGTTCTAGGGGTATAGAGATACCAGAAGTCATATGCTTGAGTGATGAGGAATACTTTACCCATGTGGTTGAGGAACCTTTCCAATTGTCCGAAGTTGGGGAGGAGGTGGATATAGTGGACAACATAGAAGCATTCATGGAAGTTATGGAACTTTCAGCAGCGGCGCAGAGTGCCGTGAGACTACCGTTGAACGAAGGTGCTGCACAGCACATTAGTGGTAACAAGTACAAGAAAGAGATTCTCCGTCTTGGAGAAATTGTAGTGGATAGGATGGGACGAAAGTTCAACTTTACCGGTAAGTTCATGAAGGGTCTTAGGGATAACTTCAAGAAGAACCCTATTGATTACGTCCCGTTGCTATACACCAAGGAAGGCGAAGTACATGCTTCGTCTGGTAACCCTGACCTGTATGGTGGCGTTGTAGAGGATTTGGAGCTTGATAATGAGACCAATCCAACGAAGCTGTACGGGGTATTCAACCTGACCGAAAAAACGGCTGAGGTTGTGGAACACAATCCTAAGTTCGGTGTGAGCGTTACGGCACACCCTAATTATGTTGATACGCCAAGAGGCGTGTACTACGGACCAACGTTGCTTGACGTTGCAGCAACACACAAGCCCAAGCTTACCAAGATGGACTCTTGGGAGAAGATTGCTGTAAAGGCTAGCGATGAGATTACGGAGTACGAGATACTAGACCTTAGTGATGAGACATTTGTAGAAACACTAACAGAGGAAAAGGAGGCAAGTATGGCAGACGAAAAGACAGTTGAGCAGCAGCCAATCAATCTGAGCAACGAGCAGATTGAGGCTTTGCTTGAGAGTGACGCTTTCAAGAGCGTTCTCAACAGCAAGGTAGAAGCTGCCACAGCGGAGAAGGACGCTGAGATTACACGTCTTAGCGACACACTTGGCACGATGCAGAAGAACACTTACAAGCAGGGTGTTGAGACGCTTATGGCTGCTTACAAGAGCAGTGGCGTACCGCCGGTTATCACAGATGCAGCAGAGGTTCTATTGATGAGCTTTGAGGGCACAGATGCCGACGAGACATTCCAGCTTTCGCAAGGTGATGAGACTCTAGAGCTTACCCGCATCAAGCTTGTAGGCAAGATGCTTGATGAGGCTAAGGGACTAGTCAACCTTTCTAGTGAGCAGGGTGGCGAGGAAGACCCAGAGGAGACCGTGGGGCTTAGCGATGAAGAGGCTACCAGCGCGGTTAATCAGCTAGTAAGCATGGCGAAGGCAGTTTAATTTTACTTGTAGAAAGGAGGGTTGACACATGGGTATGATGAAGACAAGGTACGAGTGGGGTGACGACACTACGATGGAAGCTAATGCCGCTGTTACTGGTGGTAGGCTTCTCAAGGTCGTAGCTGTTGGCGACAGCCCAGTTAAGCCGAAGGTAGAGCACACAACAGGTCCGACAGAGTATTCTGTTGGTGGAGCACTACAGGATGCTATTGCTGGTGATGACGTAACAGTTGTCCACCGTGGATGGCAGAAGCTAGAGGCGGCAGGGGCGATTGCGGTTAACACCAACGTCGTACCGGCGGCTAACGGTAGGGTAGCACAGAGTGCTGCGCCTGCTACTGATGTGCCTTATGGTCGCGCTTTGAGTGCAACCACAGCGGCAGGACAATTCCTATGGGTAAAGGTTTACCTGTAGACTAAACATTGAAAGGGGGTGACACCTTATGGCAAACAGTCATCTAACTGGAAATCACACAACACACACAGTGTCGGATTATCTTAAGGACTACACGCTAATTACGAAGTCTCTTGAGGCTCTGACTGCTGGTGGCTACATTGCTGAAGAGCTTTTCACTGGCGGATTCAACGCTCAGGGTGGCGGTATTCAGTACATGGAAAGTGTTAACAAGTACGTAGACGTAGACGCTGACCCCGAGGACTTTGCGGTGGCAGAAGGTTCTGCGCCTCATCAGGTGTACAGTTCTGATGTTGGACCCCAGAGGGCACCAACCAAGAAGTACTACATCGAAGGATGGGTTACGTACGAGGAAGAGCGTTGGAATCAGCTAGGGGCACTGGCTAGGCTTCTGAAGAGAATGTCTAACACCATGGTCCGTGAGCTTGATACCATCGTGATGAACATGCTGCGTACCAACAACAAGATTCGTAACTACACTTGTCTTGGTGCGTGGGCGACACCGACCTACGCGAACCTCTACGATGACATCATTGAGGCTAACGCGATGGTTGAGAATGAGGTAACTGCGGGTGACGTTTACAACGCTAACACGTTGGTCATCAGCAAGAACACTCACACGAAGATTCTTCGCAACACGTCGGTACGTGACCTCTTCGGAGAGCGTCCTGACAACCCGAGGTTCACTGGTGAGATGGAGCGCATTGCTGGTCTGAACATGTTGGTAACTCCATACATGGCAGACGACATGGCGTTCATCTTGGAGAAGGGTGCAATCGGCGGTATCGCTGACGAGGAGCCTTTCCAGGTTAAGCCTATTGAGGATGATAAGCGTCGTGAGAAGTACTTCATTCGCATCAAGAGGCGTACGGTAGCGTTCCTATCGGACCCTGGCGCAATTGTCCGTCTAGACATCACACCGTAACGGGGGAGATAAACATGGCACTTTACAAAGTAACTCAGGAACGACTTTTGGTTCCTTACTTTTATCACGCATCTACTGGTGCGCCAGCCTCTCCCGCTGACCTTAACGCTCACAGGCAGGACAGGGCGACCAGCCCCCTAGCCGTTGACGAGCGTGGTAACCCAAAGAGCGAGGTTCAGACCTTGGTTGAGGGTGACCTTTTCTACACTGCTGAGGGTGACCTTAGCGGTCTTGATGAGGAGCAGGCGGAGTCTGCATTCTTCGTGAGTGACGAGAACGTTGCTCAGCGTTACACCAAGAAGAGTGAGGCGGCAGTAGAAGAGGGTAGACCGGCTATAGTTGAGAGCGTTGATGCAGGGGAAGAGCAGCCAGCAGCACCGGCTAGGGCACCCAAGGTAGCAACCCGTTCCCCAAGGAACAAGAACGTAGCCGTAAGCCCTGACGAGGATAACGAGTAAGATAAACTTGTGAGGGAGGCATCGTATGGGAATATATGTTGATGCCGAAGATATTAAGCAACACTTTCGTGGTGGACAAGCCCTTGGCGATGAAACCATTGAAGAGCTTATGACCGAACAAGAATACTATGTACAGTCAAGATTGGAGTTAAGTAGCCTACCGGCCAACAACCCAATCTTGGCTAGCATAGTCCGTGACTTGACAATAGCTGCTGGTATATTCAGTCTTACATCACCTAATCAGGATAATGTTGTAAAGGCAGAGTCCATGCGTAGGGAAGCTCTACGTAGGCTTGATGAGGCTGACAAGAATGGTATCGGTGTTATTACTGATGCCCCGCCTGCTGACTATACCAGGGAGGTAATCAATCCTTACCCAACAAGCTTCTTTAACAGTGAGGATTATATCTACTAATGCTTTCAATACGCTTCGAAACCGACGTTGAGAGACTTGAGACATACCTCAAGCGCATAAAAGCTGAGGATGACTT